TTTTCTTTTATTAAAAGAAGTCATGGTAGCTCTTGATTTACCACCATACTTTATAAAGTCATACTTAGGATTAGTAAAATGACTTTTCATAGAAAGATAAGTTCTATAAGTCTCAAACGGTGTCACTTTCATTAACCTTTATTTCCAAAAAAACTGGAGATACAATATCTCCCATAACCATCATAATAATCAGAATCATTTATACTTACTTTTTTTACACCATGTTTAACCCAACCTGGTAATATTATAATAGAATTATTATCACACTTATATTCATAATTATACTTGGGAAAATAGATTTCTCCACCATCAAATTTTTTAGGTTCTTTGTAAAAGTAAGAAAATGCTAAAAATTGAAAATCATTATCAATATGAGGATCATAATATTCATTATGATGATAATACCTAACTTTAGTAATGTCCCAATTAGAAGTAAGAGCTATACTACAACAATCATCTATTTCAGAAAATGTTCTTAAAAGTTCAGTGTCAAATAATTTTCTATTAACTGTTAGAATATTAGATAAATGTCTATATTGTTCCTGATAAACACTATCTAATGCTAAAGCATGTGAATTAGTTTTACCTACAACTCCACCAAAATGCTTTGCGTCTAAAAATTTTCCTGGTTTAGTATAAAAATTAAGTTCTTCCCAAATTAATTTTAGTTCATTTTCATTATAAAAATTTTTTATAATTAAATGAGGAAAAGGTTTTTTGTATGCAATTCCTTCAAGGGTTTCCATAGCCCCCTCACCACCAAAATATAAGTTTCCTTGTGAATCTTGTGTCCATGTTAAATTATGTATCAACATCAGATGCAGCTATAAAGGTAATTTAGCTCTAGAAGTTTTTTTCATAAAGTTAAGTTCTTGTGCATCATATTTTAACTTCTCTTTCAGTGGTTTAGAAACTAATTTTGTAACTGATTCTATTTCAAGACTATTAATCTCACAATAATAACATATTGCATCAATATAATTCATACCTTCATTTGATACAATAGATTCTATTTCAAGAGCAAATTTTTGAGGAGTTAAAAATTTACTCTCAATTGCTTTTTCTAATTCTTTATTAGGTTCCATAGAGCTCCAATTTATCTCCAACAAATTTTCTAATATATTCTCCGAGGAGTTTAATATACTTTGCTTTGTCAGTTTCTTCGTAGACGACACATTCTCCATTTTCACAAGCCATGATAATTACAAGTTTTTTGATAGAGATGCCTTTCATCTCATAGAGCATACATCCGTATGCCATTGCCTGAACAAAATAATGTTCAATCCACTCACGTGGTTTAGGTTTTTTAGATGTCTTAAAATCTATTATTGCTAACTCCCCGTCATATTCAGCAATACAATCAACGGTTCCAGCAATTCCTAGTTGCTTACTATATAGCGGGCCTTCCAGAGCATAGATATTATCTATTTTATTAAGTGTACCCTTAGCAATCTTGAATAAAAATTCTGAGATAGGAGGAACTTCGGGAAGATCATCATTTTTTAGATAATGTTCAGTAAGAGTGTGCATATCAGTTCCACGGGTTGTAGCCGCTTTCGTGATTTTATCTGCCTCTACATCACCTACTCTTTTTCTCCAATTAACAAAGATTTCTTTATTAAAATGACTGGTAACAGAAGTAATAGAAACTAGTTTAACTAATTCATCAACCTCTGGAATAGAATAATAACGAACACCATCTATAGTCTCTCTTTTAAGAGGTTCAAGATTCAAATCAACATGATTAAACATTACATACCCAGTTCATTTTTTGCTATAAGGTATTCTTTAACAAGTCCTGAACGAACAATATCATCAATACCAAATTCTATTATATCAAAAGAATTCATTTTACGCAAGATGTTCATAAAGTCAACAATACCATTACGATCATTAGTTTTAACTAAATCTGACTGACTCGCATCTCCACAGAAAACAATTTTAGTATTTTCACCAACTCTGGTAATGATACTATCTAATTCATGAAAATTTAAATTCTGAAACTCATCTACAATTACAATAGCATTATCTAGTGTAGTTCCTCTAATAAATGAAGTACTCCAAAACTTAATAGTATCCTGAGATTTAAGATTCCCATAAAGCATCTCAAAATCAGCATCAGAAGGCATCTGAAACATATACTTCACCATATTCTTATAAGGAATCTGGTAAATATCTGCCTTATCTTCATGATCACCAGGTAAGAACCCAATTTCTCTTGTAGATACTAAAGAACGAACTAAATAAATTTTCTCATAGAGATTATTATCACTTAGAACATCCTTCATTGCATTATACAATGTTATAAAGGTTTTACCAGTTCCAGCACATCCATAAGCTATGATATTCTTACTCTTTTTATAAGAATCAAATAATCTTTTTTGATTATCATTGAGAGGTTCAATATCAACCAAATAATCAGCATTTAAAGGTTTCTTCCTTTTCATTTGTTTGGTAGTTAAACCAACTCCAATAGGTTGATCAACACTTCCTCTTTTACGTCTTGCCATGTTGTCAGATTTTTTTTACTTTAGAACCAGGTGCTTTAGATGCTTTGTCCAGAATATCATTCCATCCTGGATTTTTTGCAACTAATTTATCTCTCCATTCTCCAACCTCCGTAGCCATTGGGCAAGTAGCAGGATCTGACCAATCACGTTTCCAATCGGGATTATCATCACACCACTGAGACCATTCAGTAATACTCATTTTTACTTCTTTTTGTTCACCAGTTTCTTTGTGAACAACAGGATATGTTGCCATAATTATAATTTTATGTAAGATTATTTAGAGTTTTATTCCAAGGGTTAATTAAAAAAGAAATTCTATTACCAGTAAATTCCCGAACAGAATGCCACATACCTGCACTTATTATAACTAACCTATTGGTTTTGGGTGTTATTATATCATCTTCCACTTGTAACTGTCCACCTTCAAGATTTTCCACTAAAGGATAGTAAATTAAAGAACATAAAGGAAAATTTATTATTCCTGTTCTTATTTTTAACTGTTCATCCTTATCTTGATGCCACCCACCATTTGGTCGTGTATTATTCTGTGTCCAAAATTCATATCCAATACATGATGTTAAATCTACATAAGAATGAGCTTTAACCATCATCTGTAAACAAAGATCTCTGAATATATGGTCTTCATCTAAAGAATACCATTTTTCATTAAAATTAGTTTTACCTGTATGGTGTTTATGTGTCTGAAGTACTTTTACAATATCACTCTGAAAAGAAGAATCTAGATTTACAACATCATCTAATATTATGACCATTCCAAAGCCTCAGAAACAGAAGGGAATTGTTCAATAAAAACTTTCCTACATGCCTCTGCTATTTCCATGTGCTCTTTTTGAGTACCATGTGCTGAACGTAGATTTATATAATGTATCCAAGAACGACATGAACCAGTCATATAGATCCTTGTTGGTGTACAAAGAGGTAATACCATTCTGGCACATTCTTTAGCTACACCTTGACTGAGCATTTGTTCGTATAATGACTTAGCAGAACTAAAAAGGGTAATCATCTGTTTTTCAAATTTTTCCACCATTTCAGGATCTAGGTCATCAGTCGAATTTTGACGATTTTTCAAATCTTGCTTACGAAGTTCTGGAAGGTCAATATCACCTAATGCAGTACTTGAAGCATATCTTTGAGAAAACTCTTGATATGTAAAACTTCTATGTCTTAGGATTTGTGCGGCAATAGCACGAGTAGTCTCAATTTCCAAAGTCATCGAAGATTGCTCAAAAACACTCCAATGGTTATGTTTGATGCAATACTTCAAAAGTCCCGAATACTTCTCATTGTCTTGATTTGACGGATTAGACACTCTGGCAATATATGCCATTGTCTTCTCTGCGTCAGGAGTGATGCTTATAAGTTTTACAGTCATTTTTTACCAAATCCTTCAGGTTTCTTTTTTCTTGATTTTAGCACTTCTTCTTCTAAAATAGCAAGTTGCTCTCTCATAAATTCAAGCTCTTTACTATCATACAAATAATCTTGCTGAAGTGCTTGTTTAAGGTTTTTTAAGACTTCTTTAGATCTCATCCGTCATCATCCTCGAAGATTTCATCATAATCAGTATATCCTGGTAATCTGGAAGTATCTACTTCTGTAGAATATGCATCTACATCAGAATAAACTTCTGCTTTAAGAGCATCTACCAATAGTTCCAAATTACGAACGATAAGTTTTAATTTGTCTCTTTGTGGTTCCATAATTTTTATATGGTATTTAGACATTTTACACAAAAAAAGAGCACCTGTCAATAGGTGCTCTTTATATTTAAGTTTTCTTTAACTTAACTGCAAGGAATTGCCTTGCTTCTAACCTTGATACCACGATACATTAGATCGTGATTACGAGTTTGATTATGCTCATTGATGAGCATTTTTCTGTACTCTTCAGTGTCGTACTCGACACCACGGTAAGTAACTTGTGCCATTGGCTTTCTCCAAAGTAGTAGGGATTTTTAGCCCCGTTCCTTCAGTCGGCTTTTGCGTCCTCAAAGCATCCTTTCTCAGTACTCTGTTCCACAATCTGAATTAATTCAGATTTAGGTGTTTCAGTATGCTGTCGGTATATCTGTTCGATAAGACCAGTAGCATAATCACATGGTAAAAGACTAACGAGAAGTAATTCCATAAGGATGAACGATTCCGTTCCGAGTCGGCTTACTTGCGACCTCCTAAGAGGTTGAACGATTGTGTTAATACTAACACAGATATACTATATAGTCAACCAAGTATGTAAATTTGTTACATCGACCCTACAGACCAAAAAAATACCGGGATTTTTTTCCCCGATATTTTGGAATTAAAAGTCGATTTTGGTTCAGCCCTTTCTTTTTTTCTTTGATGTCTTAGGTGATTGGTACCCCCAAAGGTTTGGTTTGATACTACCCTTACCGTAATCAATGGATTGTATACCACCCTTAAACTTATCCCAATACATATCAAATATTTTTATCTTAGTCCCTCTTGTCAGATCAAAACGAACCTTATCCTCATGTATATACTTTATAATATACGCATCAGTAGGTGCTTGTTTAGTATTTACATCTTCATACGAACCATTCTCTATAAGTATTTCAGAACCATACTTTGATTTTAAAGTATCCTTCTCCTCCTTAGTCCAAATCATTTCCTTTTTCTCTGGTTCTTTTAACTCAGGTTTCTTTACTTCCATTGTAGATTTTGTCATACTCTACCTCCCCATTGAATGTCAGGATATGCTTCAGCAACAACATCTTGTGTAACATTATAAACTTCATGTAATCTCTTATCCTTAACTAAAGTAAGAATTTCTGCCTCTAATGGATGAAGTCCTTCAAGAATGTTAATAAACATAGTCTCACGACGAAGAGCATTCATACCATTATTACCACCTCTACAGAACATATAAAAATGTTTCCATTCTCTACGAATAGTTGTATGTCCTTGCTGATCACTAACACCTAAAGAAAAATCACCATTCTCATGCATCTTACGAACTTCATATGAAAGTTTTGTAGATAAAGTTCCACTATAGGTATTCTGTTCATCATATCCAGTATAAGGAACTTGTCCGTCTGGAAGTAATGATACTATAGATTCATCAAAATTCCATATAAAGATTGCTTTCAATGATATATCTTCATATTTTTTAAGAACTTCAATCTTTTTAGCTTTAGATCTTTGTCTTGATAATAAATCTAAAACTTCAAAAGCAAATGGTCTTGCAGGTAATTCTGGAAGAGGTTTAACAGTAAAAGATTTCTTTTTTGTTGCTGTCTTAGTTGCTTTTGGAGCAGTTGTTTTCTTTGGAGTTGTAGTAGTAGAAGAAGTAGTAGATTTCTTTCTTCCTCTAGTCGTCGGTGTCTTCTTCGTAGTCATAATTGTTTTCAAATCTAAATGCTATAACCTCATCTGGAACTAGGTTCCCATTTTCATCGAACATTTCAGGGTGAGGTCTTGGTATCTCCTGATAGTTCATCATGTAGTCTCGTGCAATCCAACCACCTAGTGCTCCTGCACAAAATAATAAAAAAGATATCGGTAACACTAAGACTAGTATCGTTTCTATGGTCATCTGTTACCTCCTTTAGAATTATTTTTTTCTCTTTACTGATAAAGAGAATTCAAAATAGATGTCTATTTCTGTATTAAAAAAACAAACAACCTTATTTAATAATATATGAAGTGGTTTTCTTTTCCTCTTACCTCCACTAAGAATAAGCTCAACACCACGATTAACGGGAATGTTGTTTTTATTTATCTTATTCTTTAATGATTCGTTGTTCTTTGAGGTATTTGATTGTGTCAACACATCCTCCTAGTTTGTTTCCTTCACATACTACTTGTGGGAAGGTGGATCCTTCACCAAATTCACCATAAAAAGCATCCTTATTAAAATGTTGATCTAAATTATACACCACAAACTTACTTCCTGTCAACTCTAATACCTGTTTTACTTTATCACAATACGGGCAACCATCCTTTGTATAGACTGCAAAATTCATTTTTGTATTCCTTATGAGTTTTTATTTATAATGTAATTACCGATACATAAGTAATCTAAAT